TTTCAAGTTTCGCGGATTAGCCCGCAACGCAGAATCAATCAAATCAATGAACGGATTCGACAGGTTTATAGTCGATGAAGCGCAAACAATCAGCTTTCAATCCCTTAAAATACTGACTCCTACGCTCAGAACAGAAGAATCAGAGATTTGGTTTAGTGGCAACCCAGGTAGCAGTGCAGACCCGTTCAGCCAGCGATTCATCAAGCCTTTCGAGAAAGAACTCAGGCGCGATGGGTATTATGAGGATGACATGCACCTTATAATATGGATTAATTACGACGGCAATCCATTTTTCCCTGAAGTGCTTGAACAGGAACGGGTATACGATAAGCAGCACATGACAGAGGCTTTATACAATCATGTATGGGAAGGGGCTTATTACGATTCAGTTGATAACTGCCTCATCCCCACAGCCTGGTTCGATGCAGCGATTGACGCACATATAAAGAAGGGATTCAAAGCAGAAGGCGCAATAGTTGCAGCCCATGATCCTAGCGATGAAGGCCCAGACAGTAAGGGCTATTGCCTGAGGCACGGGTCTATTGTGCTAGACATTGAAGAAAAAGAGGACGGAGACATTAACCAGGGTGGCGACTGGGCGGTGCAAAAAGCAATCAAGGCAAGAGCAGACCTGTTTGTATTCGACTGCGATGGCATGGGTATAGGCCTAAAGCGGCAGATTGATAATGCGCTCAATGGTAAAAAAATGGATTATTTCATGTTTAAAGGTAGTGAGGCGGCTGAAAACCCTAATCATGCGTTTATTGATACAGACAACCCCAGCCACAGAAACCGAAAGACCAACAAAGACTCACTAAAGAATAAGCGGGCGCAGTATTATTGGCGGCTACGCGAGAGATTCTATGCAACCTATAGATGCGTTGTAAACGGTGAGTTTATTGACACAGACAAGATGATTAGTCTATCATCCGATATAAAATGTATGGATCAATTGCGCTCAGAAGTATGCAGAATACCGTTGAAGCTTAACGATAATTCTAAAATTCAGATCATGAGCAAGATTGATATGGCGCGCAAGCCGTATGAGTTGCCATCACCTAACCTGGCAGACAGTTTAATGATGACAATGGTACAATTCATTTATGATGCGCCACCACGTAAACGTGCCGTAAAAACTAAAAATTCGTTGGGATGGACTTAAATTATGGCAGGATTAGACACATCAATAGTAGGTAGCGCATCAGAACCGGCCATGCGATTTATTGGTAATGAAGAGCTACAGGCTCATGAGGATGCTGAAAAACTACAGAACACCCCCAAGATAAGCGGTCTATCCAGCTTTATACAGAAACAATGGGAGTCAGCACGTAACGAAAAAGAACATATCGACGTTCAGTTACTCAGAAATCAACGACAGCGCAACGGTGATTATGATCCTGAAAAGCTGGCAATGATACGTGAACAGGGTGGTACAGAAGTTTACATGATGCTGACAGCCGCTAAATGCAGGGCAGCCGAAGCATGGATAAAAGATATAGTATTGAATGGCCAGGAAGAGCCATTCAGCATTAAGCCCTCAGAAATTCCTGAAATATCCCCCGAACAAACTCAACAAATACAACAACAAGTTTACATGGAGGCCGAGCAACAGGCACAGCAAATTGTCATGGCCGACGGCGTTGTATCACCTGAAGAGCTCGCAGAAATACGCGACTCCCTTGCCGGAAGAGCCGAAGAACTAATTGAAATCACCCAGAAACAAATTGAATCGCAGGCTGAGAAAACAGCAAAAGGGATGGAGTCAAAAATTATTGACCAGTTCCAGGACGGTGGATTCAGTGAACAATTGGGCCAGGTTATTGCCGATATTGTCACATTCAAAGCGGGAATACTTAAAGGCCCGATCATTCGTAAGCGGAATGTCCTAAACTGGGAGAATACACCGGAAGGTTTTAAGCCGGTTGAAAGTGAAGAATTACGGATAGAATTTGAGCGCAGATCCCCTTATGACATATTCCCAAGCCCTGATTCAAGTGATATAAATGAAGGATTCCTGATTGACCGACAAAGATTGTCAGTTGAGGATTTAAATGCCATGAAAGGGGTTGATGGCTATGATTCAGACTCTATTGATGCAGTTATTGAAGAATACGGACGTGGTGGATTACGTGAATGGCTGACCAACGATAGCGAACGCAGGCGTGTAGAGGATAAGATTTATGATTATGAAAATAATTCAAACAGCATTGATGCAATTGAATATTGGGGGACAGTACCCGGTGTTATTTTGCTGGATAATGGATTTACTGAAGAAGACATCCAGGATAAATACGCTAGTTATGAGGTAAACGCCTGGTTAATTGGTCGCTGGATCATTAAAGCATCGCTAAATTCCATGCCATTAAGTGCAAGACCCTACAGTAAAGCCAGTTATGAAGATGTAGCCGGTTCATTCTGGGGTCGTGGTGTACCTGAATTAATCGAAGATTTACAGCAGATATTGAATGCAACGGCGCGTTCGTTGGTCAATAACCTTGCGATTGCAGCAGGAACGCAGGTAGCGATTAACGATATTAACAGAATACCAGCGGGTGAAGATGTAGAAAACATCTATCCTAACAAGATTTGGCAGTTTACCCCTGACATGCAATCTAACGGTCAGAAACCGATTGAGTTTTTTCAGCCTGAAATAATAGCGAATCAGTTATTACCTGTTTATCAGTATTATGCAAAGCTTGCAGATGATTACAGCGGCATTCCTGCCTTTGTCCAGGGCAATGATGATGCGAAAGGCGCAGGCAAGACTGCAAGTGGTATGTCGATGATAATGACTCACGCTTCCAGAGGCATAAAAGACGTTGTATATCACATTGACAAGGGCATTATTGAACCAGCAGTTGATAAAACCTATGTTTACAACATGCTCTATGATGAAGATGAGAGTATCAAGGGTGAGGTTAATATTCAGTCTAAGGGTGCATTGTCGCTATTCAACAAAGAGCAGGCACAAATACGCCGCAACGAATTCTTAATGAGTACGAACAACCCGGCAGATATGCAGATCATAGGCATGAAAGGCAGAGCAGCATTGCTTAGAGAAGCCACAAAGGCACTAGACATGCCTGTTGATGAGGTAATACCCTCAGAAGAAGAAATAGAATATAATGCAGAAATGCAAAACGCGCAGATGATGAACGCACAAACACTAAACCCCGCCGGAGTTCCTGCGGAAAGTGCAACAGTCTTTTAGGAGGATTACATGGCTTTTAGAGAAGAATTAAACGCAAATTTGATCGCATTGGAGAATTACACAGTGGGAAGTTTACCCGTAGCAAGCACTTTAGGCACGATTGCCTTTTGTATTGATGGTAATGCAGGTTCACCAGGTCTGGTATATTTCACAGGTACACAGTGGAATGTTGTTATGACTGACGTTAAAGCGTCACTAGCTTGATAGTAGCCCCCAATAAACAAGGGCTAGAAGCGTTAGCCAGGTTAACTTATAACGACGACTTCAAGACCATGAAATTATGGTTGGAGATGGAGTTGCAAAGAATTTCACTGGCTAATGATTACGCAAAAGATATTAATGATTTACGTCGAGGACAAGGCGCGGCTGTACTGTTAAGGGAATTAATCTCTATACAATCCACGGCTGAAATAGTTCTAAAAAAGATTACCTAGAGATAGGCTCACAACACAGGTGAATAAATGGCTATACCCGAAGCAGTACAACGACAGGCTGATGAAGCAGACCGATTAATTGCAGAAATTCAGGAGCGGGATAAGAACCCTGCACCAGAGCAGCAGCAACAAGCGGTAGCAGAACCACCACCTGAACAAGAGAAGCAAACCGACTGGGAACACAAATACAGTGTTCTACAGGGTAAATATAATGCAGAAGTTCCACGACTCAATCAGCAGATGCATGAATTAAGGAATGAAGTAGGCCAAATTGATTCCCTAAAAGCGCAGATTGCAGATTTACAGAAAAAGCCGGAGGTGAAAGCACCGGAGTTTGATGTATCGAGTTTTCGTGAAGATTTTGGTGATACTGGTGCTGATGCACTGGAAGCCATGAATCGGCGAATGGATAGTTATGATGACAGGCAGCGGGAACAGCAAGAGTCAATCAATCAGACTCAGCAATCCTCGCAGCAATCCAGTGATCAAATGTTTTGGACAACCCTTGACTCAAAAGTAAATGACTGGAGAGACATCAATGATGACCCCAGATTTATCGATTGGTTAAATCAACCAGACGGCTTTAGCGGAAAGACGCGACAGACACTCTTAAATGAGGGTCGAAATCAAATGGACGTTGATCGGGTAGCGACATTCTTCACCGAATGGAAAAAAACAGGCACGAAGCCTAATAAATCGGCTTCACCACGAACACAGAGCACTAACTCTATCTACACCTGCCCAGGGGAGATCCTGGAACAGCGCAGAGATTGAAGCTGTATATCGTGATATTGCACACGGTAAATATCCAGAAGATGAAGCAAAACAAATTGAACTGGATATTCATAAAGCACAAATGGAGGGCAGAATATCGGCCTGACATTAAAAACAGAAGAAATACGAGATGGCATAGCCCGTAGATGGGGCACACCCCCAACACTCAGGTATCATGATTCCAGCGATTTGGGCTGGTAAGATACTTGTTAAATTTTATGCGTCGACAGTGTTCGGAAGTATCGCAAATACCGATTATTCCGGGGAGATTTCCTCACAAGGAGATACTGTCCATATACGCACTACACCTTCAATCACAATCAACAACCACGCGAAAGGCGAGCAGTTGACCTATGAAAATCCAACACCTACATTAGTAGACCTGTTGATTGACAAAGGTAAGTACTACGCTTTCAACGCTGACGATGTTGATAAGAAGCAGGCCGACTATAATTTTATGGAGGACTGGACGCGTGACGCGGCGGAACAGCTTAAGATCAGTATTGATACTGACATCTTGGCAGATACATTCGCAGACGCACACGCAAGCAACCAGGGCGCAACAGCAGGGATTATCTCTAGCAGTTTCGATCTTGGGGTAACAGGTACACCTGTTGTACTAACCAAAGCTAATATTCTTGATTACATCGTGAATATGGGTACAGTGCTAGATGAACAGAATGTACCAGAGACTGGTCGATTTGTCGTATTGCCTCCTTGGGCATGCGGTATGATTAAGCAGTCGGATCTTAAAGATGCAAGCTTGGCCGGTGACGGTACAAGTATTTTAAGAAATGGTAGAGTTGGAATGATCGATGTTTGTCGCCTTCACTAGCAATAGTGGAGTGAAAATGTTTTGAATTGCTGGGACGACTTGTCAGGCACTTACACCACAGCGGAACTGGTAACAGTAGACGCGAGGGTTTGAAAAGTTAAGTGATAGAGTTAATCAGCAGCTAATCATCCTTATAGGATGCCAGTTCAACGATCATCTCGAAAGAGAGTACAGCCAAGCGGCTGGAAGCGGAACAAGCCCCTAGTGGGCTATGATATGATCTAATCTTGTACGAGAGTATAAGCAGCCTGAATAGGGCGGTATTAGGAATAGCGAACTAATGCGAATACATAATGAGATTCATGATTCACAACAGCAATTTGTTAAATACTGTCGTGGATACTGATGTCGTTACCAACATCATTTTTGGTCAGAAGAATGGCTTAACCTTCGCCTCTCAGTTAACTGAGAATGAAGGCCCAATGCGTTCACCAGATTTCTTTGGTGATTTATACCGTGGACTACAGGTCTTCGGTTATAAAGTAATCAAGCCTGAAGCATTTGGCTGGTTATACGCTAAGCCTGGTTAAACAAGATGCCCTGCTGTAAAAGGCGGGGCAACTTTTAAACAATAAGGAAACTATGCTACATTCAGCAAAAAAAGACGGTTACTTAATTAATACCAACAGAGTATTATTCGTATACACTGAGGTAATGGCGCGTA